TATTGAAGGAACATTTTTAGTTGGCGATGCAGTTAATCGTAACAACAGAATGTATAAAATGGATACGCTCAGAAATGAGGTTAAAAGATATAACGAGGAGTATATCAAAACAAATCGTGCTTTAGGTGAATTAGGACATCCTGATACACCGACTATTAACCTTGAGCGTGTGTCACATAAAATTGTTTCATTAGAAGAAGATGGCAATACATTTTATGGAAAAGCTCAAATTTTAGAAACACCATATGGTGACATCGTTAAGAATTTTATCGATAATGATGTTAGCATAGGCGTTTCATCAAGAGCTCTCGGGTCAGTAGTGCCGACTAAAGAAGGTTTCAACTTAGTGCAGGATGACCTAAAACTCGCCACAGCGGCTGATATCGTGGCAGATCCATCTGCTCCAGGCGCCTTTGTAAACGGCATAATGGAAAACAAAGAATGGATGTTCATTGAAGGACGCTTTGTAGAAGCGGATTTTGATCGTGCCAAGAAAACCATTAAGAAAGCATCAGCAAGAGAAATCGAAGCGGTTGCTTTAAAACTTTTTGAAAACTATATAAGAAAACTTTAATTTTATAAATAAAGAAATACATAAGGAGAATCCTAATGGCAACAAATAAACTAATGGAAGCAGCCGCTGATATTCTTGCTAAAAGCAAGAGTGATGCGACAGCTATGCCTCCACAAAAATTAGAAGGTGAAGTGCAAGACTTAGGTGGTCCAACCAATACTAATTCTAAACCACTTGACGATTCTAATAAACTTAAACTAAACTCTGCTGATCATTCGGCAAAGAATAAAGCTTCTATTGCTACTAAGCCATCAGCTGCTTCTGCTAAAATGGAAGATGCTGAAGTTGAAGAAGATATCATTGAAGAAGATGAAAATCTTGAAGAAATGAAACATTCTAAAGAACATGATAAAGTAGAAGATGAAGATGAAAAAGAAGTAGAAGAAGGTTATAAAAAATCTATGAAAGAAGACATCGATGCAATGTTTGCTGATGATGAAACTATTTCTGAAGATTTTAAATCTAAAGCTGCTACAATCTTTGAAGCTCGTGTTCATGACCGTTTAGTTCAAATCGAAGAAGAAATCGAAGCGAAATATGCTGGTCAATTAGAAGAAGCAATCGACACAATTAAAACTGACTTAACAGAAAAAGTTGACAGTTACCTTTCATATGTTGTTGAACAGTGGATGGAAGATAATGAATTAGCAATTGAATCTGGTTTGAGATCAGAATTAACTGAAGAATTTATCGCAGGAATGCGTAATCTATTCGCTGAACATTACATCGATGTTCCAGCTGAAAAAGTTGATTTGGTTGATGAGTTAGCTACTAAAGTTGAAGAACTTGAAAGCAAACTTGACGAAGAAATCGAGCGTGGTGTTGAATACAAGCAAGCGCTTGTTGAATCACGCAAAAATGAAATCACTCGTGTAGTAACAGAAGGTCTTACAGACACTCAAGTTGAAAAAATTAGAACACTTGCAGAAAGTGTTGAATTCTCCACAGAGGACGAATACAAATCTAAACTTGAAACAATCCGTGAGAACTACTTCCCATCAGGTATGAAAAAGGCTGATGCAGAACAATTACACGAAAATGTAGACGATACAGAAGATAAGAAAGAGATCGCTGATCCATTCGTAGCTGCTGTGTCACAAGCAATTAGTAAAACAAAAAAATAATTTAGGAGAACAAAATGTATTTGTCCGAAGGTTTACAAACAAAATGGGCAGGCGTATTAGATCATCCTGATCTTGCACCTATTCAAGACCCATACAAGAAAGCAGTTACCGCTGTTATTCTTGAAAACCAAGCAGAAGAAATGACCAAATCAGGTCAGATGCTTAACGAAGCAGTACCTACAAACGCAGCATCTGCTGGTTTAGGTTCAGGTGGTGCGGCTGGTTTTTCAGGTTCTGCAGCTGCAACTGGTCCAGTTGCTGGTTTTGATCCAATTCTTATCTCTTTAGTAAGAAGATCATTACCTAACTTAATCGCTTATGATGTTGCTGGTGTTCAGCCAATGACAGGTCCTACAGGACTTATCTTTGCAATGCGTTCATTATACACATCACAAGCTGGCGCAGAAGCATTCTACAATGAAGCAAACACAGGTCATGCTGGTTTAGGTTCAGCACAAACAGACATCGAAGTTGGTGCGGCTGTTGCTAACACATTCGTAAGTAATGCAGCTCCTGTTGCTGGTATGTCAACTGCTCTTGCAGAAGCTTTAGGTGACGGTTCTAACACATTCCAAGAAATGGCATTCTCAATTGAGAAAGTAACTGTTACTGCTAAAACTCGTGCATTAAAAGCAGAATACTCTATCGAATTAGCACAGGATCTTAAAGCAGTTCATGGTCTTGACGCTGAAACAGAGTTAGCAAACATTCTTTCATCAGAAATTCTTGCTGAAATCAACCGTGAAGTTGTTCGCACTATCTACTCAGTTGCGAAAACAGGTTGTCAAGCAGGTACAACAGCTGCTGGTCAGTTCGATTTAGACACTGATTCAAACGGTCGTTGGATGGTTGAAAAAATTAAAGGTCTTGCTTTCCAACTCGAAAGAGAAGCGAACACTATCGCAAAACTTACTCGTAGAGGAAAAGGTAATGTAGTAATCTGCTCATCAGATGTTGCTTCTGCTCTTGCAATGGCAGGTCTGTTAGATTACAACCCAGCTCTACAAGGTCAAACAAACTTACAAGTTGACGATACAGGTAACACATTTGCTGGTACATTGTTTGGTCGCCTTAAAGTTTATGTTGATCCATATGCACCTGTTTCTGCATCTAAAGAATTTGCAGTTGTAGGTTATAAAGGTTCAAATGCTTATGACGCTGGTCTGTTCTATTGCCCATATGTTCCATTACAAATGGTTCGTGCAGTTGATACAGGTACTTTCCAACCGAAAATTGGCTTCAAAACTCGTTACGGTTTAGTTGCTAACCCATTCGCAGAAGGTACTAACCAAGGTTCTGGCGCTTTAACAGCACTTTCAAACAACTACTATCGTGCATTTAAAGTTGCAAACTTAATGTAATAGTAGTTTGAAACATTAGTTTCACGAAAAAGAGAGGTACTTCGGTACCTCTTTTTTTTAGCATATAAATAGAGCATAACATTTTATGGAACAATTAAATGGCAGTTACAGATAGAAACCCTAGTAATCCAAACTTTTTACAACCGAATAAGTATATACTGAACTTCAGTCGTATGCCAAATATGCAATACTTCTGTCAATCAGTTTCGGTACCAGGTATCTCTATGTCTGAAACTCCTCAAATGACACCATTTGTGGATATCTTTGCACCAGGTGATAAAGCCATTTACGATTTATTGAATGTTACATTTTTGATTGATGAAAAACTTACATCATGGTTAGAATGTCACGATTGGATTCGTGCTATGACCTTTCCAGAAGATTATGAAGATTACAGAAGTTTAGGTAAATTAAACAAAGCGGTTACAAGAACTCAAACACAAAAACCACAATACAGTGATGCTACATTAACAATGTTATCTTCATCAAACCAACCTTATGTGAAGTTTAAATTTTATGAGTGTTTTCCAACAACACTCTCAACCTTTATTATGTCATCTACTGATAGTCCAGATACACTGATTACAGCAGACGCTACATTCAGGTATACTTACTACGACATCGAAAAAGTTTACTAAAAACGCTTGACTTTTTGTTGCCTTTGACATATACTCCAATATTGGAGGACTTTAACTTATGAAACAATTAGAAGAACTATTAGAAATGTGGAGAAAGGATTCGGACATTGATAGAACCGAACCTGGTAAAGAACTCACAAACATACCAAAACTCCATAGTAAATATATCAACATATTATCCAGACATCGTTTACTGGCCAAAGAAACAGAATTTAAATTAAATAAAATTCGCAGATTAAAATGGGAATATTATACTGGTAAATTAGACGATGATGATTTAAAGAAATATGGTTGGGAACCTTTTCCTTATGTTCTTAAGGCAGAACTGACCACATATTTGGATAGTGATGATGATATCAATAAACAAAAAGCAGCCTTGACATTACACAATGAAATTGTAGAAGTGTGTCAAGCAATTATCAAAGAACTAAACAACCG